CAGAGAAGCTCTCTAAAGCCAAGCTAGAAGAAATACGCCAATCCTATATTAACCAAGGAAACCCTGATGGATATAGCCAGGAATATCTCAATAAGCCTATTGATGCTGAAAACGCCTATTTTCATCGTGACGATTTTGTGCATAGCGATACTCCTGATTACCTTGAGTATTATGCTGCGATTGACTTTGCTATTACAAAGAAGACCAAGTCCGACTATACCGTTATTGCGGTGGCTGGGATGGACAACGAAGGATTGCTCCACATCGTCGACATCCGCAGAGGCCGCTGGGACGGATTTGAAATCATCGAAAATATGTTCTGGATACAAGAAAAGTATGAGCCTAATCTGTTCATTGCCGAAAAAGGACAAATCAAACACACCCTAGATGCCTTCTTAAATGCAGAGATGGTCAAGCGTGGTCAATACATTAACCTACACGCTGTTACTCCAAAGGTGGATAAAGAACAACGTGCCAAACCATTACAGGCTCGAATGAGGGCTGGTGGGGTACGCTTTAACACCGAGAAGAAGTGGTATGCTGGTCTAATAGATGAGATGCTGGTATTTCCTAGAGGGCAGCACGATGACCAAGTTGACGCACTAGCCTATATTGGGCTGGCGTTAGATAAGGTGACTATGGCACCAAGCAAAGAAGAATTAGAAGACGAGGAATACGAAAGAGAATATGGCGGAGGATTATTTGAAGGCCAATCTGTCTACACTGGATACTAGCGTATATACTACGTGCTATTGACTCTGTTACAATAATGTAGTATTTTCCTGTAAAGATTCCTTAAGGTAAACAATGAAAATAGAAGAACTCCTACGTTCCCCCAATATCGCTGAAGATATGGATTCAGAGGAGTTATCCTCATTAGGCTTCAGATTGATGGATGAAATCAATCTTGACTTGACTTCCCGTTTAGATTGGGAAGAGCGTAATGAGAAAGCCAGTAAACTAGCCCTGCAAGTAGTTGAGCGTAAAACGTTCCCTTGGCCTGGTGCTTCTAATGTTAAGTTCCCCTTGATTACTATTGCTGCAATGCAGTATCATAGTCGTGCCTACCCTGCATTAATTTCTAATAACGAAGTAGTCAAATGTAAGGTGTACGGTAAAGATGACGATGGCGAAATGCACAAACGTGCAGACCGCATCTCCCGTCACATGACATACCAAGTAATGGAAGAAGATGAAGGTTGGGAAGAGAACACTGACAAGACTTTGCTGGTTCAAGCTATTGCTGGCACCGCAATTAAGAAGTCTTATTTTGACCCAGTAAAAGGTCATAATGTCTCTGAGCTTGTTCTTCCTAATGATTTCGTTGTCAATTACTATACCAAGTCAATTGCAGAATCCCCAAGAGTCTCACATAGAATTCTATTGTCAAGCAACGACTTGCACGAGCGTCAGGTACGTGGAGTATTTTTAAAAGTAGAAGACGAAGTACAACCTAGTCTTCCTAACGTCTCTATGCTTACCCAAGCTAAAGAAGACGCACAAGGTGTTCGTCAGCAATCAGGTGACCCTGATACCCCTTACGAATTTTTTGAAACTCACTTTTGGCATGACTTTGATGAAGATGGATACAAAGAGCCGTACATTGCCTACATCCGTAGAGACACTGGCAAAATCTACCGTATCGTTGCCCGTTACTTTGAAGACTCAATTGAGTACCACAACGGTAAAATTATCCGCATTAAGCCTGAACAGTACTTCACAAAGTATGGCTTTGTTCCTAGCCCAGACGGTGGATTCTATGACCTTGGCTTTGGTGTATTGCTTGGGCCTACTAATGATTCAGTAAACACCATTGTTAACCAGTTGATTGATGCTGGTACGATGAGTGTTACTGGTGGTGGATTCTTAGGACGTGGCGTTAAGATTAAAGGTGGCGACTACACATTCAAGCCACATGAGTGGAAGCGTGTAGACAGCACGGGCGATGACTTACGTGCCAACATCTTCCCATTGCCTATCCGCGAACCTAACGGTGTATCGTTCCAATTATTGCAACTCCTCATCAACTATGGTGAGCGTATTGCTGGTGCAACCGATATGATGACAGGCGTAAGCCCTGGTCAAAATACTCCTGCTGAGACAAGTCGTAACGTAGTAGAGCAGGGTATGAAAGTATTTAATGGTATCTACAAGCGTACTTGGAGAGCCATGAAAGAAGAATTCCAAAAGCTATATCGTCTAAACCAACTCTATCTGCCAAGTGAGCCAGTAGAGTTTGAATACAACAATGAACTACAATTCGTGTTGCCTGACGACTATTCTATGGATATGAAGTTAGTTAAACCTGCTGCCGACCCTAATGTTGTTTCAGATAGTCAACGTCAGATGCAAGCACAAGCCGTATTACAGTTAGCACAATCCTCTGGTGGCTTCAATATGTATGAAGTCCAAAAGCGTTACTTAGACGCACTCAAAGTAAACGCTATTGACCAGATTCTCCCTGACCCTAAAGGCCCTAACGCTATCAAGCCAGGCCCATCGGAAAAAATGCAAATCGAGAAGATGAAGAACGATGAGCGTCAGATGAATCACCAACTCAAATTTAAACTTGGTATTGCCAAGCTCATGCAAGAAGCAGAGCTACAGCAAGCCAAGATTACCGAGCTACAAGCTAAAGCAGTATTGGAACTTGAACAAGCAGATGGCGTTCAATCTGGTCATGCTATAGCTATGTTAGAAGCCCAAATCGGTGCTAAGAGAGCACACGTAGATGGGATTATTAAGTCAATAGAGATGATGCAAAACTTAGATAAGGAATCAAGCAATGACGGAGCAGGAATTCAAGGAATGGAAGAGCTACCACGTAACTGAGGAATTCTTTAATTTTTTAAAGAAGGCTAAAGTTGAAACCCAAGAGGCGTGGGCTAATCGACAGTTTGTAACTGACGGGGAAAATCAGTTTGCATTGGGTGGGGTATATTCCATCAATCAAATTCTTGATTTGACTTATGAAGATATTACGGGGGTCTAATGAATACATCAGGATGGAAGCCAACAGGACATCGTGTCTTGGTAAAGGTCACGAAAGTTGAAGAAGTATCTCAAGGCGGCATTATTATTCCCAAAGACGTTACTAAGCGAGAACAGCTTGGTCAAGACGGTGGAATCGTCGTCGAAGTTGGGAATACTGCTTATTCCGACCAAGAATCCCCTTGGTGTGAAGTCGGTGACTACGTCAAGTTTGGACGTTACGCTGGTCAGCTTATCACGCCCGACGAATCCGAAGACGGAATAGAATACCGTGTATTAAACGATTTAGATATATGCCTTACCAAACTAGGAGATAGCAAATGAGTGAAGAACTAAACCAAGTAGTACCAGAATCGTTAGACGGTTCGGCTACACAAGAAGCCCAAACAGAAGGTACTGAAGTAGAGGTATCAGAAGTTGATGAAGAGACCTTAGCCGAGGCAAAGCGTCAAGGTTGGGTACCACAATCAGACTATAACGGCCCAGAAGACCGTTGGGTTGACGCAGATACCTTTGTAAAGAAAGGTAAAGAGATTAATGCTCTGTTGCGTAAAGACAACGAATTCCTAAAGCGTGAAGTATCTGAAATGAAAACCACAATGATGGAATTCAAGAAGTTTCATGCAGATACTGAAAAACGGGCTTATGACCGTGCCATGCTAGACCTTCGTGACCAAAAGAAGGAAGCTATCAATACAGGCGACGGAGATAAGGTTCTTCAGATTGATGACGCTATTGATGACCTTAAAGCTCGTAAACCTGACCCTGTAGCTGCTCGTGCATCTAATCAACCTGACCCATCATTTGTTCAATGGAATGAAGAAAATGCTTGGTTTGGCAAAGACACAGAATTGACTAATGAAGCTAACCTAATCGGTGAAGTTATCAAGCGTCAAAACCCAACATTGATTGGTTCTGAGTTCCTAGACGAGGTTACTAAGCGTGTTAAGAAGATGTATCCTGAAAAGTTTACTAATACTAACCGTGCAAGACCATCTCCTGTAGAGGGAACAACTGCTCCTAAGTCTAATCAAAAGGGCGGTAAGGGTTATAACGACTTGCC